TCGTCGCCTGCGATGGCTACGCGCTCGTCGTACTTCTGCATGAGGGCGAGTTCCTCACGCTCACGAGCCGAAAGGGTGAGGGCGTAGAGCTCGTCTTCCAACTTCTGACGCGCGGCCAGTTCATCCTGGGCGGCTTTCTGTGCTTCCTCTGCGGCTTTACGTGCGGCCTCCTGCTCTTGCTTGGCTCGTGCCTCCCGTTGTAGGATAAGGGACTGCCTTTCGCCTTCCAGTCGCTTCTGGGTGCGTAGCGAGCGCGTCTCCAAGTCGATGACGGCCGCCTGTGCTTCGGCTACCGCTTGAATGGTCTCTTCGTCACTCTTGGCGAGCTCCGCCTTACGCTCCAAGATGCGGGCACGCTCACGCGCAAACTCCAACTCTTGGGCGATGGTTTCTTGTTCCGCTTGGATAGCGTTGTCGAGTGCCGCGATCCTGTCCTCGTAGGCCAGTTTTTCGTCTTCTACGAGCAGACGGTTTTCTGCAATGAGTTTGTTTGTCTCGGCACGTACCGAAAGGAACTCCCGCTCGGCCACCTTGAGGGCGTTCTCTTGCCGTGCCAATTCTGCGGCGGCAGCGGCAGCGGCTTCTATCTCCTTGGCGTAGTCGGCAGTAGCCTCAGCAGCTTCTACAACTTTGTCCGTAAAGTTCTCCACCCCCAAAGTCACCTTCCCCGCCGCATCATACGCAACCTTTGCGGCCTCTCCAAATCGACCCTCGAAAAGCAACCCAATCGCCTCTCCCAATTTGGGGATGAGTTCGAGCATACCCTCGAAGCGGTTGGTGATGTTTTCACGCAGGGCAGAGGCGAAGTCAAGAAGAGCCTGCTTGGGGTTGGAGAAAGCATTGAAGATAGCTTCTCCGACGTTGATAAGGACGTCACGGAGCTTCTCCATAACAGTCCCCAGCACCGCCGTAATAACGCGCAGACGTTGGGCACCTTCCTCGGTGTCTTTGAAGTACGACACGAGGCTCGCAATAGCCGTAATCAAAAGTCCGATACCTGTCGAGGCCAAACCTATCTTCACCGCCTTCAGGCCGGACACCATACTCTTGAAACCCGAGATGGCGCCGCCCGTCATTTTGTCGAGCTGGTTGGTAAGTCCTGCGGTAGCTTGCGACGTCTTCTCTACCCCCTGCTCTACTTTGCCGATGCTCTTCTCTACGTTTTGAGTATCGGCATTGAAGGTGATGACTACCTCTTGATTCACAGCCATGACAACACGTTATAAATGACCAACACACAAGCCGCGCAGAAGCAGGCCAAATAGACCCCCGTCAGGAGGTAGTCGAGGGGCGTAAGCCACCACGGAAGGGGAGCCTTTACCTTGTAGGCTTGCAAGAGGTCTATTCCTCTCATAATGTGCTTGGGGTCTTTCATTGGGGCTGTGTTGTTTGGTTGAGAGGTTTGCAAATCTGCATAGGCGAAGTACCTCCGGGGACTCCTACGTCGATGTTGACCCAGCGGTACCCGTATTTGGTGCAGCACTCTTCCGAGCCAAAGTCAGGAGCTTTGCCCGTTGAGTTGTTGAAGAGGATGTAGTTGTATCGGTCGTTGTACCCTGTGGGGGTGTCGGCGCAGTCGGTCTCCGAAATTTGAATCTTGCGGGCTTTTATCTTGGCGCTTCCGTCGCCGTTGAGGTCGGTAGTCATTGAAAGGATACGCCACCACGCCCCATTGATAAATACCTTCTTATTCCATTGCCACGTAATCACCTCGATCAGGGGGAGCTTGATGGTGCATTCGAGCAGCCGCGACTCCTCCGAGTACAGCTCCCGGATATATCCCTTCCAGTATTTGTAGAAGAGGGTGTTTACGGGGTTGCACTCCTGCGGGATAAAGCTCGCCTCCATCCCGAAGTTTAGGTCGTTGTCGGTGATGGTGGGGTAGTCCGCCGAGTACGGAGAGAAAAGAGGGAAGTAGGTAGAAGGCCCCACCGTGGTTCCTGCGTCGTTTCTAACGTACCACTCTCCAAACGTCGTAACCGTCCCTCCCCAGTATGCGAGCATGGGCAAAGGCTTGCCTACTGCGCTACCATCGGACTGAAGGCTGCGATGGATAGGAAAACCTGACCCGGGGATAAGGGAGATGATGTAGTTTCCGACTTGGGTCTGGATGGACTTCTCGCCCGTGGCGAAGTCGTTGTCGGGATCGAGCACGCGGTATGCGCCATATACCCTGTCGAGGCTTTTCTGTACGGCGTCGCTGATGAAGTCCAACCCCTCACGATACGTCCAGTCGTAGCGTCGGGCTTGTATGTCGGTGGTGGGATACAGGGAGATCGTCTTGTCTCGGTGTACCCTCTCGTCCCAGTTGAGCTCGTCGCCTGTGTCGAAGTAGTCGTCGAAGGGCTCGATGATGAGTTGCCCTTTCAAACCCGACGGGATGAACACGAGGTTGAACATCTTTTGCAACGACAGCAGGAAGTCGATTTGTTTGAGCTCCGGCATATTCAAGGCGAGGTCAATGTCCAAGCCTGAGAGGGCAGGAGAGACATTGAAGACGCTCATTGAGTTGGTGTAGAATTGACCGACGGCAGGCGTCAATGTACCCCCAAGGTCTGCGTATAGGGTGCAGTTGCCGTTGGACAGCTCGAAGTAAAGTTCAAGCGTATCCCCATTTTCCAGCAAGATAGCCGGCCCCGTCAAGCCCGTACCTACTCCGCTTCCGTCGTAGATGAAATCAAGCGAGCCTCCCACCGTGGTGGCGGCATTGGTCTTGTCCAAAAGGGTTTCGTAGAGAGAGCCGTTTTTGTACAGATGAATCTTGATATTACCTGCTCCCGTAAAATTCCACACCGTGTGGATACGCACGGAATAGCGAGCCGTGAAAGGTGCCGTGTATGCGTTTGTCGCGTTGCTGAAATTGCTGGAGGCGTCAACACCTTGGGAGATGTCGTCACGGATGCGGAGCTTTTGCAAAGCACTCGGCCCCGTTACGTCGGCGCTGATACCTCCGGCCATCGTGTTATCCGTCTGGTCTTGCGTATTCGGTGAACTGACCCCGTTGTACGCGGGGAGGTAGATGTTTCCGAAGTCGGTCGTGTCGAAGAAGTCAGAGACGTAGGTGAGGCCCGCGTCGGAAAAGATTTGGTCTACCAACGTTCGAGCACGTACAAAAGGGGTGAGCTCCCCTTGCCATAGTCCGTCGGTATCTGTCCACGGGGGGTTGTCAGGAAAAGACCAGTTGAAGCCTTTGTCGATAAGGCCGTATCTCACGTCACCAGAAAAGAGCGCCCCAATCCACGACTGTTGGACGTTGTTCAGGTTGAGCGTGTGGTCGTACGCAGAGAGGTCGAGGTCGGAGAGCTGCTTGTCGCCCACGGCTTTGGCGATGTCGAGCGAGTCGGCAAAGAATACCACTTCGATGTCTTCGCGGTCGCCCGTCTTCTTCATCCCCTTGACCTGCATATACCCCTCGATGATGGGTGACTCTTTGTCCAAGATGGCAGCCGGAAAACGCTTCTTGAAAAGCGTGGTTCTCAAGTCCCCGTTCTCCGTTCCTTCCGGGATATATCCAGCCTGAAAGATGTCCCCAAAGCGGAACCGGTTGTTGGCCGTGTTGGGTATGGTGAAGGTCTGCGAATACGAACCCGCCGGGCTTTGGATATTCTCGATGTCGGAGAACTGGAGCGTGAAGTTGAGGGGCTCGTTGATATAACCCTCCAACTGGGCATACGAGCCCGAGGTAAGTCCTGCGCCGAGGGTCAGCATTTCAGGTTGGTCAAGAGTTCAACTTCGCAAGAGATAGGCAAGAGCTTTGAGGCGCTCTGCTCGTGGGCGTAGTTCGTCGTCTTCATGCGGCAAGGATACCACTTGCCGTCGTACCGCACCATGAGGTAGGTCGCTGTCATGGCCGACTTGAAGAGCTCACGCTCGGCGTCAGAAAAGAAGTCCTCCGACAAAGAGAAAGAACGCTTGCCCGTAGACGGGAGTGGCACGCTCTCCGGTTCGTATTTGTACCCTTCGTAAGTCAAACCCAACCCCGAAAAGCGGCTTTCAAGGTCGCGGTTTGTGGTGTACGTGTCGCGGCCTCCTACGTCGTAGTTGTCTTTTACCCTTCCGTCAAAACGTAGTATCTCAGCTCCGCCACGCGATCCAATCCAATACAACTGCGCGGGCTTGTGCTTTATGGGGCGGCAGTCGCGATATACCCGGATGGGCTTGCAGTTGTTTGTCGCTCCATCGTTGGGTGTGATTTGGATGTAGTCCCACGGCTCGGTGGTGAGGTCGTAGGTAATTGTCCACCCTGCGTTGTCGTTGATGTTAGCCGGGCCGATGGGTATGTGCTGCGCGGCGCTGTCCCAATTTGTGGGCACCGAAGCCAAAGACAAGTTGAGGATGTTTTGTGAGGTGCCGTTGTAGTAGACGGAATAGTTCACCGTGTCCCAGTCGCAGTTGGCGGTGTCCTTGCCCGTGTCGTAGGCGTAGGAGTAGTTCTCCATCTGAAGGAGGGTAGCCGCTCCTTCGTCCTCGGGCGCCATATCGACACGAATAAACGTCGTGTCTTCCCTATCTGTCATCCACCCCTTTTTTGTGGCGCTGTCGGGGAAGTAGTCGGAGAAGTCCTGCGACCAGTCCCAGCCTTGGTTAGTGGCGTTATAGACAGGAATGTAGTTGTGGCTTCCTTGCAGGGTGCTCTTGACGCCTCCCGTGACGGAGTAGATTTGAAACTGCACCCCGTAGGTATTCTGATAAAAGACGGAGATAGCGTCAACGCTTGGTGTAGGTTTAGTTCCTGTCGTGAAAACCAAATACGGCGCATAGTACCCCTGAGTTGAAGCCGTCCACGTCTCCATGTTGAGCGTGGCATCGTTGGTAGAGGGGATGTTTGAAGCGACGTAAGCCGTGGCAATAGGGTTGGCCCCAACCGTCCCGGACATATTGAGGGCGTACATTTCCACGAGCCACGTGTCGATGGTTACAGCCGTGTCCCTCCATCGCAGCTGGGCACGCTGACGCCAAGGGAAAGGGGCTTCTGTTGGAGGGGTGAGAAATTGAAAGGCCATTACTTGGGCTTGATGGTGATGTTTCCTGACTTAAACTCCAACGAGCGGAGCAGGTCTTGAGCGAGGGCTTGTCCGAGTTCTTCTCGGTATTGTGGCACGATGGATTCGAGAGCCACGGTGTAGTAACGCAGGCCTTCGATACCTTTCCTCTTGATGCTTCGCGCGATGAGGAAGGCGGCACTACGCAGGCGGCTCTCCGTCTGCTTCACAAACTTCCCGGAGGCATCGCGCAGGCGTACAGGCTTGGCTTTCATCCATTGCAGAATAGGCTCCATAGGCGGCTGCTTAGAACGGAACGAATAGGGTGCGTTGCGGTTCTTGCGTGTCCCGTTGACGCCCCAGTGGATGAACGCCGCATAAGGCAGGGGAGAGCCGAAAGAGACCCTCCCCCCCTTGAGCGAATAGGTGAGGGACTTTTGAAGGCTACGCGAAGCCACCCCGTAGGAGCGGTTCTTGCCAATCTTACGCGAGCCGAGCTCACGCTTGGCTGCGTTGTTGACGTCTTCGGCAAACCTGCCGAGTACCTTCTCAAAGTCCGTCAGGTTCATTTGCTTTTACCGAGGATGATGGCTTGCAAGATGCGCTTCACCAAGTCGACGATGTTGTCGTCTTTGGTCGTTTCGGTGAGTGCCGTGATCGTGCCAGCAGCAGCGATTACAGCGAGGGCGATTTCAGCCCAGTGTGTTTGGAGAAATTCCATGTTATGGGGTTTGGATATTGTGGTATGCTTTGATGCAGTGGTCTTCTTCGATGTAGTCGAGAAGCTGCTGGAGCTTCTTACCTGTCTTCGAGAGTGTACCCGCCTTCAGGTTGGCCCCAAGGACAGCCGAGATAGTTTGGTGTCCGAAGGTGTACCCGTGAGGCTTTAGGAGCACGTCGTTGAGGATGAGTTCCGCAAGGATAGAAGCCATAAAGGACGCGCGGCGTCCGATGTCGTAGAGCCACCCCCACGGGCGGAAGTCGGTGAAGACGCGCACGAGGAATCCATACAGCGGGCCCACGACGAAGAGCGAGAGACCCGCGAGGGTGAGAGGTATGACAAGGAGGTTCTTCATGCGGGTTCTTCCGGAAACCATCCGTTCTCGACCATGTACTCGTAATCCCTCACCGTGGTGGTGGAGGGTACGATGTGACCAAAGGGGAACTGCTCGTTGTTGAGGACGTAGGAGGCGAGGTTGAAACGCTCCGTTTCGGAAAGCTCAGGGAAGAGAGACACCAGCTTCTCGATGGTTGCTTGTGGGCTTACCGGGATGATGTAGTCGAGATCTACTTGCAGGGCGTGCTGGATGCCGTCGGGGTGTGTGATGACTCCGAAGACCGTGGCGTCCTTTTGATATTCCTCTTGTACGGCTACGGGCACGGTGATGTTGTAGAGCTCTCGTGTGATGCTCTTGGCTCTGACCTCACTCGTCAAGAACCCTTCGGGGAGAACGATGATATAGCTCATGGGTAGATGGAGTAGAAGTCGTTGATGTTAGTCTC